TAGTATTACCCACAACTTCTGTGCACTTGAAGAAAAAGTTTTTTTTTTTACGAACTTTTTGCAACCCTTTTTGATGCCGCCTTATGCGGGAGTATGTGCCTTGATCTACTTACTGTAAGCAACATGTCAAGATGCCGAAACTACGTCTTTACTCTCAACAACCCGCAAGGAACGCCTATGTTTGTCCCGGACAAGATGAAATACATGGTGTACCAGAAAGAATCAGGAGAGAATGGGACGAATCATTACCAAGGCTATGTGGAGTTACTGTCACCTACTGGGATGCCTTCTGTCAAACGCATGATCGGCCAGAATCCGCACCTGGAACCCCGCCGAGGTACTCAAGCCGAGGCTAGAGCTTACTGCATGAAGCCGGAAACCCGAGTGGATGGACCTTGGGAAATGGGTACATTTACAGAGAATAATCAAGGGAAAAGGACTGACTTGGAACTCGCCATACAGGATATCGATGGGGGATCTTCGATGGCGAGGGTCGCCCTGGACCATCCGGTGACGTTTGTAAAATATCCAAGGGGTTTGTCGGCTTACGCGAATATGAGGAACTTCCGGGGAACGACGTATACCAAGAAGCAGTCGATCGTGCTATGGGGGAGTCCAGGCTGCGGGAAGACTAGCACACTTGTCAATTACTTTCCAGACATGTATGTCAAGATGTGCGACAATAAATGGTGGGATGGATATTCAGATCAGAAGCAAGTACTTCTGGATGACTTTCCCAATACTTATACAGCCAAACAAACCAAGGATCTACTGGGGGAGCTGGACTTACCTAGGGAATCTAAAGGACAAGTTATAAAACCGCGGGTGGAATTTTTTTTTATCACCTCTAATTTCCACCCGGACGAGTGGTTCGAAAGCGCAAAACAACAAGACAGACTGGCGGTACGTAGACGAATAACAAAGACATACAACTTCGATGTAGAGGAAGAAATATGGGAATTTGTCCGGGAATTTAGCCCCTACAATGTACGGACGCAGGAGCTATAGGCGTTATCGCACTTATAGAAAAGGTTCTGGCCGAGCTCGATACGGTGCAACAAAAGCTCGAAGAGTTGTCCGATACCGTGGAGCGCGCGCTCGAGGCATTAAACGAATAGTCAATAGACAAATCGAGACAAAGGAATATACCAATGGCACCCAAACGTCCATGTTGCAGCCAACCCAGCTCGGTGCCTTTGGCGCAGGGTACAATGGGTTCAGTGACACGGTGTCATATTTCAAACCCATGGATTATCTATCCCAAGGAACGTCAAGGAACACCCGTATCGGAGATGCTGTCACGATTATGTCAATCGAATGGCGTTATTGTATCACTTTCACGGATTACGAACAAGAATTCATCCGTGTCATGGCGTTTACAGCGCCGTTCGGCTTTACGCCTACGTATGGCAATATATTTGAAGCGCCGGACGGTAATGTCGATGTACGAGTGGCCCGACCGAACACCAACATTACTGTACTCAAACAGTACAAGCATACCCTCAGCCCTCTCAACAGTGCAACAGCGAGCAGTTCGTCGACTGTTAACACACCCCAAGTCTTTCGTACTGGATGTCTCCGACTCCTATTTCCCGGTGGACGAAAGTTTCAGTACTCATTTAACAACTATACCGGTAGCACCGCGCTATTCAACCGAAACCGTGACATCTTTATAGTCGCGGTGCCGTTCGCGGCCAAAAGACTGCAAGGGTCAACTCTCACTCAATATACCTTTATCCAGGGACAAGAGCTTGCAGTAAAATTCAAAGACGCCTGACACTAAGTTAGGGATTTAGGGTTAGGGTTAGGCTATGGGTTAAGCATCTGCTCGAAATAAAATATGTACAGAAGTTGTGGCGA